GGCCTGGTCGGCGCCGGCGCTCGTGCTCCGGAACGCGAAGTCGCGGAAGTCGCGCCAGTCGTCCAGCGCCTTGAAGGTCTGGCGCAGCTTGAGCGAGCGCTGGTCCTGCCCGGTCACGTCCTGCGCGGACGTGGAGCCGGCCCGGCTCGCGGCCCTGGCCTGCAGCCGCATGTGGCCGACCTCGGCGCCCCAGCGCGGGGCCTGGACCTGGACGGCGCGGCCGAGCACGAGCTCGCCCATGTGCCACGGCGTCGGGTTCACGCCGAACGTGCTGTTCGCGTAGCGGGCCGGGAACGTCAGCCTGTAGTAGCGCGCCTCGCCGTGGCCGCTGTAGGGCGTCCAGCCGTACGAGTAGAACGGGCCGCGCCTGGGCGAGAGCGTCGTCGCCGCCTGATAGGTCGTGCCGTCGAGCGAGCTCTCGAGCGTGATCTGGTACTCGGGCGTGAAGGCGTGGCCGTGGATCATGCAGAGGTTCGGC